TGTATGGTTGCGGATATAATTATTATGGTCAACAAGGAAGTGGCGGTACATCAGATGTCACAACATTTACACGTCACTTTGAAGGCTCTATAAACACCGCCTCTCTTACCATCACACCGACACCAAACGATGCAACGGTGACAATTAATTCTGCAACAACTTCAAGTGCTGATATTCGCAAAGGTATGCCGGCAGAGTGGTCCGTTTCTAAGACCGGGTATGTTACACAAACAGGCACGGTTGATCATATTTATGACGACACAACACTTACCGTTGATTTGGAGAGTGAATAATGTGCGTGTCGGTTGAAGTTTTAGAAAAGATCAAAAAAACACGAGGGCAAGGCGGAATGACAAAATCTCAATTGATGCTTGCCGAGGCTCAGGCAAAGGATGTGGAAGCCATGAAAACAGAGATGAAAAACTTAAACGTCCGAATGGATGACTTTGATGATAAGCTGTCCGGTGTTGTTAACCGTCTGGCCTCTTTCGAAGGAAAACTTGATCTTTTGATAAAGCAAAGCGAAAATCGGCCGGTGATGGTCTTGATCAAAGAGCTGATCAATTCAAAAGGCTTTTGGATTGTGCTTGGGTTGATCGTTATCGGGATTTATGGAATTGATATGGCCGGAGTGAAAGAATTGTTACCATAATTATAAAAGGGGGTAAAGATGCTTGATCAGAGTGATATTGTTGCAAGGTTGAAATTTCATGAAGGATTGCGGCTGCAACCTTATAAGTGCATTAAAGGCAGGCTTACAATCGGGATCGGGCGATGTATTGATACAAATCCTTTTACAGCGGCCGAGCTAAAAGTGATCGGCGATTGGCGGCGCGGTATAACGCGAGAGATGGCATATTTCTTATTAAGAAATGATATAAAAAGAGTTGTGAAGGAATGTAAAAATTACATTCCTTTTTTTGATAAATTAGATGATGAGCGGCAATATGCGCTGATTGATATGGTGTTTCAGCTCGGCATCCATGGTGTGATTAATTTCAGGAAAATGATCGGCGCCTTGGGCGTTGGTAATTATCACGAGGCGGCAAGGCAGTGTTTGGATAGTAAATATGCCAAGGTTGACACGCCAAAAAGAGCTCAGCGAATCGCGCATTTAATTGATACAGGGGAGTGGAGAATATGGATTGGATAATTAATATCTTTATTGTTTTGCTTGGCGGATTGATGTTCCGCATCCGCGGTGGATTGTGTATGCCGTTTACAGACAAAGAATTTCCATTCAATAAGCTGTGGTGGGGTGCTTGGATCTGTTTTATGAGTTGGTGGGTGTTCGGCCTGAATTGGCACTGGCAATTGACAGCCTTTGTTGCCGGTATGCTTTCTGTGCAGTGGTGCGGATGGGGCCGGTGTAAAGGCGCAATCTTTTATAATGTCATTAACTGGGCCGACAAAGACAGCCTTGATATAAACTATATTATTGACAATTTGCACGTTACTTTCAAAGGACACACCGTTTGGCTGAAAGATTATCCGAGGGCTTATGGTGTTGTCGGGATGAGCCTGCGCGGTGGCTTGCTGACTTGTTTGATCGGCTTGTGTTTTCATTCGGTTTTGTTGATGGGAATCGGGCTGACATTCGGGCTTGTGGATCTGTCGGCCTATTATTTCAACAAGCTGATTGATGATAAGGCCGGCGGATGGAATTGGTCTGAGTTTTTTGAAGGAATGATCATAACAGGGGGGATCTTATGTCTAAAGTCAATCTTTGGTGTTGGGTGGTAGCGCTTTTTTGTTTGATGCTCAGCATCATGTATAACAATTATCAATCAAAAAAAATTGAGCGAATCGAGAAGGATAAGGAAGCTTTAATCATTAACTTGGAGAAAAGAAACAATGACATCTTGGCGATCAGTAAGCGAAACAAAGAGCTTGAGGCCAGTGCTAAGAGTGATACATCTGGCTTTGATTGGGGTTTTGATATTTCTGATAATCCTGTTGTTAAGCGGCTGCAAGAGCAATGCTCATCTTGTCCAAAATGAGCCTATAAACTGCATCAATGAGATCAAAACACCGCTTGATCTGGCAAAGTGCCTTGGTGAGTATGATCAAAAACATGGGGGCCGATGAGATAAGATGCCGCGCCTCAAAGAGATCTATATTGTTCATGTAGATGGTCAACCGGCAGCTTTGGGGTGCGTGCAAGGAAATCCAAACCATTTTTATTCATTTTGCCCTAAGAGCAAGTTTGCTGATTGGGTGCAAGGGTTGATGGAAGATTATCCTGACTTTAAGATCCGGTGTATACAAAACGAGGGAATTGAAGAGTGGTTGCGCAAAAGAAAAATCAATCTTAAAGATTTTCAAAATGAAAGATAAGGGGCTTGTGTTAGCCCCTTTGTGAGTTTAGCAGTGCATGGCGAGGTAGTAGCGCTTTGCTTTATCATGCGGTGCATCTTCATCACTGATAAACATTTCGGCAAGATCGATATAATGTTGATCTGAAAAATCCGGTTTGTAATAATCAGAATACATCATATTCAAAACATAATACCAGTCGGCCGGATCATAATCCTTTTTTATTGAGGATAACACCGAAGAGGTTGTGTCATAGTTCCAGTGCTCACCGGTTGTGCCGTCTTTGTTTTTCATCTGTGAAACAGCTATTTGAGCCGATTCTTTTGTAAAGTGCGGATTTAAGAGCATATCGACCTTTGTTAAAAAGTGGGATGCAAGATCCGGATCTTTTTCTTTGACCTTTTCAGTAAACCAACTTACTTTTTCTGTCAGCTTTTCCATGACATCTGTTGAGCCGTCACGGCCATATTTATAAACAATTTCCTTAAACGTCATGTTTATTCTCCGTCATCATCTGCGGTGGCGACACCTGATGTCGGTGCAAGGGCCGTGTCTGTTGAGGCAACCGGAACATTAAGCAAAACAATGTAAGGATCACCGGTCTCCGGTACGATATAGCGGCCGCAATAGTTGACACGTGCACGCAATCTGTTGGTTGGGATATAAGTTCCATAGGCTGATTTTATATAAACAGCGGCGCCGTTAATAGTGGCCTGATACAATACCGGTGCGCCGGTGATTGATGAGGTCAGGTTTTCTTTTAGCCGCAATGTAAAGGGCTCAAAGTTTCCGATGTTGGTGCTGTTGGTGACAGTTAAGACACCGGCAGCGGACAAAGAGGTTCCTAAATGTTCAAAAGGGATATAACCATACATATTTTATTCTCCTGAAAAAAAGTCAGGCGGAGCGGTGAGGCTCCGCCTTTTTGGTTAAGCAAGCGGTGCGCCGAAAGGTGGGAAGGGGGATCCGTTCATAATCGGACTGCCCTGCCAAGCCCAAGTTGCGCTTGTGGGATACCTAACAACGCCGGACAAAGCAAGTTGCTGACGGACGTTTGCAAGATCTGCCTGCAAAGCCTCGATCTTGTTTGCATCCATTTTTTCACGGATGCTGTTAATGCCGGCAGCGATATTGGCGTTTGTTGCTGCTGCCTGTTCTGCGATCAACATTTTTGTTGAGCAACAACATTCATTCTGATTTGCCAAAGCCTGTGCCTGAGCGACTTTTATATCGCCGATGTCGCGTGTTGTTTCGTTGTAGCGTTGGTCAAGAGCACCAAGCAAATCATGAAATGTCTGATTTGTTGCTGCAACAGCCTGCGCCGTTCCGTTTGTTACGGCTGACAAGGTTTCTCTTTGGTTGGCCATAGAGTTTTGATTGTCAAAGCCGCGTTGGACTTCGTTTGAGGTGGCGTATTGATTGTTTGCGCCAAAACCGCCGAAGCCGCCGCTCATCATGAAGAACAGAATGACAAGCAAGCCGATTCCGCCCATTCCGAAGAGACCGTCTGAATTTTCACTCATTTTTTTATTCTCCTGATTAAAAAGTTAAAATTGTCACCTTTCGGGAAAGTCACCATCGTTTAAGGATGGGAATTTAAAAAAGCTTCCATATCTTCACGCTTAAAGCCTTTTTGGATGCCATAATTGATGATTGCCTCTTTCTTCTGCTCGTAAGTTGTCTGGCCGGAAGTTAAGGCATTAAACTGCTGCATGATCGGATGATTGCGCAACATTCCGCTCTTGAACATACTCATTGCCGCTTGAATTTGTTGTGGATTGAATAGCATTGTCTTTTCCTTTCATTATCTCATCGAGTTTATCTAAAATCTTTGTAATGTCGTTTTTTTGTTGTTCACCGGAGCTTTTGACATAGGTGTCAACATCAATCAGGCCGAGGCCGTTGAGCTGTTTTAGGTAAACCTCTTTTGCACTCAAGTTGATGCCGATATATAAGGTATCGGCTGAAGGATTGATCTTGTCCATGTCTTGCGGTGAGTTGACATAAAAACACTGCACGGTTGTTGAGATCACGGATGAGATGTTGTGGATCTGATTGCCGCTTGGTTGCGGTGTCGGATATTGGTTCCATTGGTTAAAATAAGGATATGTCATGTTTCCTCGCTTTCATTAATGTTTGCGAGGTCAGTATAGGAAACAAAAAGGATTAAAGTCTTGCCATGTTTAAGATAAAAAAGCGCCTATAAAATGCCATTAATCGGCCGATAATACTCTGCATGAGAGCGGCGAAACATCTCTAAGGCCTCACGGAGCTTGCGGCCGAAGGTGCGATATTGAATGTTGATGTTATACTTTTCGGAAAGATAATCCATGCCGACAAAGCCTTCTTTGCGCTCGACACAAGCGGTGATCAGGATCTCTTTATAAGGTGAGGGCAGTTTATAAGTTTCGATAAACTCAATGGCTTTTAATGGCGGCAGGTTTTTCAAATATAATTTGGTGGCACGGTTCTCAATATTCATGACCGGGATGTCCTTATTCTGATCGGATTTGGCGATCTGACTGAGATATTGTTTCTTAAAAAGGAAGAGTTGATGTTGAATTTGCGTGCCGGGCCGCGGTAGGTGTAAAGGATAACTGGATCATCTCTGTCATCGGCAGCGGCTTGAGCTGTGAGTTCGCCTGCAATGCCTTTGTACTTTTGTTTGATCCGAGCCATTTATTATTCCTTTGCTGATTTGTCACCGTTTGTTTGTTCGATGTTGCTGTTGTGGCTTGAGTGGTTATCGGCTTGAAAACTGACTTCCATCTCGCGTGTGGACAGATAGATATTGCAGGCAATAGAAGCACAAAGAAGCACGGCCAACAAAATTGCGGTGTACTTATAAGGTTTGATCATTTGCTTTGCAATCTCAATAAGTTTTTCTAAATCCATGACAATCTCCTTTTCTTCATTTTAAACCTTTGTAAGAGTATAACAATAATGTGGCGGATTATCCACAATTTTTTTTAATATCTTGTAAAAAAATATAAGGTCGGTTTATTTAAATCAAGAGGGTTTAACGCGGCGTTGCGTTTTCAAAGTTGCACAAAAGTTGCACAAAAAAGAGAAAAATTTATAATATATTAAATAAAATCAATATATTATAAATTATGAAAAGCGGATTGCTAATCCGTCATCGTGAATAGCGATGCACAAGTTCGAGTCTTGTACGCTCCGCCAGTTAAGCCCTTGAGAAATCAAGGGTTTTTTATTGTCTAAGAGGGTAAAATTTGAGTTAATTTTTGGCGGTGGTTATTTCAAAAATGTGCAAATTTTATCGATTCGTTTGATCAAAGTTGCACAAAAGTTGCACAAAAGGTTAACAAAAAGTTAATAAAAAGGAATCGGGAAAAAGCTTATTTGTTAAAAACGGAATTGAGTGCCGAGCGTGAGGCCGCATCTGAGGCGTGCATATATTTGTTTGTGGTGCGAATATCCTCATGGCCCATGATCTCTTTGATGGTCTTGGCATTAACATCGGCATGAGCAAGCCATGTGCCTGTTGTGTGCCGGATAGTGTGAAAGTTGATATAGGGCAGATCCGGATCTTTTAAGACACGTTTATAAATAATGACCTTTCTTTGACCGTCTTTGGTAGTGTATTTTTTATAATACAAAACATCATCTTTGGTGAGTTCTTTGGTATTTTTCACGATCTGCCATTTATAGAAAATATCGTTCCAGGTGGTTTGGATATACTTCATCGGCTTGCCTTTGGAATTGACAAAGACAAATTCTGAAACACGCGGCAATGAGCGCAGGATCTCTAAGGCCTCATCGGTCAAAGGAATGTGATGATTTTTGCCGCCTTCTTTGGTGCGGCTTTTGACAAGCAGATCAATAGCGCCTGATGAGAAGTCTATATACTCCCATTTGAGCGATAAGAGGTTGCCAAGCCTCAAACCGGTGTGAAGGGCTATTTTGATCATCGGTTTCATCCAGGCCGGGGCACGGTCAATGATCTTTTGCAAGGTGTCATAGTCTTTGATGAATTTGATATTCTCTGCCGGTTCCGGCAATTTGAATTTTGAGATCTTAATATGCTTGACGTCATAATGCCATTCATCCAAAGCGGTATTAATGACAACGGAAAGTAAAGCTAAATAACGGTTGATTGTGGCGTTTTTGATCTGGCCGCGTAAGTTGGCCACCATTTGTGAGATGATCGGCTCTGAAAGTTCGTTAAGATATGTGATATTGAGCCATTGTTTGAGGTTGTTTAAGCGTGTGAGTGATTGCTGCGGCCGTGTTTGGAATTGTGCTTTTTCGGTAAAGTAACGGCCAAAGGCTTCATCAAGTGTGGCGGAGATTAAACCATCACGTCTAAGTGCGGTTTGCTTTTTGAGATGAGAGATTTTTTGTAGGGCAAATTCTTCAGCTTCTCTGCGGTCCGTTGTGCCAGTAGAGCATCTAAGCTGTGTTCCGGCATAGGTGAGGTAGAGGTGCCATATTTGACCTCTTTGGAAAAGACGGTAAGGTTCCGAGTGCTTTTTAGCCATTCATCTATTGCCCATTTGGGAAAGTATTTCTTTCCTGCGATTAACTTAAAACAAAGTTCACCGCTGTTCACAATCTTGTTAAACAGATAATATGAGATATTTAATTCGGCGGTGGCTTGTTTCGTATTTAAAAGCACATTATTTGTCATTTGTCGAATCCTTTTTAAAATTCTTTCTAATTGCTTCATCGCCGGCTTTGCGTACCCATTCAACCCATAAGTAAACAGGATAAAAGCAAGCGAACACTATTGCTAAAACTAATACATCATCTAACATTTTGTTATATCCTTTTTAAAATATACAATTGTTGTTCCTGAGTTGTTACCTTTCATCGGCTGCTTTGTTTCCGGATCGATAAAAGAAACACGACCGGACAGCGTTTCATAAAAGAAGTTCTTTTTGATATATGTTTGAAAAGCTTTGCTGTCTTGGCAGTTGCTTGGCAAAACCATAACAACAATCGGACAATCGCCGTTAATAACTTCATTATAAGCTTTTTCAATAAACTGAGCTTTTTTGCTAAAAGGCGGATTACAAAACACGCGATACCCCCCCCAATTCTGCGTTAAGGCATCAATGTTGCGGTCATAATAAAAGCCAAACTGTGCTTTGCAGTCCTCTGTCGTGCAGGCGGCATCAAGTGTAAAGTTGAAAATCCGGTCAAGCTGATCAAAAAGAGGCTGCGGCGTGCGAAAATTGTCGTTGCCTTTAACATTCATTTTCATTTCAACCTCACAACACACTGGTCTAACATTTCGTTATAGTTCTTCTTAGTCTTTTTAATCAGAGAGATAAGCTGCTCTTTATCCTTGCAAATACCACTATTAAAGATAAAAGACTTTGTGCTGTCATCATAGACATTCAGACAAACTCCGCCTGTGTCTGCGGTGGCTAGGGTATATTTAAGACCTTTATGAACAGTTTTAGTTATCATTTCTAAATTCCTTACTATTTACAGCCTCTTGCCACGTTGAATATTCGGCAATTAAATCTTCTTTATTCAACCCCACGCCGGAAAAAGTTTTACCATTATTTTTAATAGCATAATAACCACCGGAACTATTTGCAAAAGTTACAACAAATAATTCTTCATCTTTTTCTTTATATATCTGTCCTACTTTAATCATCTATAAATACTCCCCAAAGTTTTTTCTTAACCAACCATCAAGCTCCGGTTTTTCTTCTAAAAGCTTGCGAGCTAAAATCCGGCAATCGTCTTTTGCTTCCATTAGCATATCAAGAACGGATATTATAACCTCGTTTGACCGTCTTTCTTGTGGTAGCTCATCTTGGCTTTTAATGTCTGTCATTGTAATTCCTCATTTATTTTATCACACAAAACCTTATCTTGTGCTATTTTCACAAGGTCTGGTTGGTCTTTCAAAAGATATGATATGAGTAATACTAAATCTTCAGGGTTACCATTTCCTGCCGAGTTAATATGCACATCGCCATCTTTTTCATACATATCTAAATGAATATACGCTTTTACTTTACTCATTTTAACACCTCTTATCAACTTTCAAAATAAACAAAGTAAAAATCATTCCTGTCCAAAAATTTGCGACACCTTTGATAGGGTCAAGTCCAAGATATTCCATTACCATTAATACATATTGAAAAAAGACAGCTATTATTCCAAAACAAAAAGCCATTAAAAAACAAACTCCAAGAAACTTAATTAAATCTAAAATCATTTATCTAACTCCTCATCAATTTTTGTTAAAAGTTGTTGCAAAATTATCTTTTCATTTGGAACTGCAAAATCACGCTCAACACCAATCCATTTCCTGCACACTTTCAACAGCTCTTTTAGCTTTGCGTTTTCTTCCTCAAGTCTTAATGTTTCCAAATCGTTGAAGTCTTGGTAGCTCCTAAATTTATACGCAAGGTCTTTATAACCATTTTTTAGTTGCTTTACCTTTGCTTTAAGCTCTGCCACAATCTCTGCACCCTCATTCTTTGCTAGGCTGTCGGATTGCAAGGCATGGTATTTCTGATAGGTAGGGACTAGCGCTAGTATTTCCGATATTTCAGTTTCGGCATAATAAAAAGCAGTATATCCCTTATCGCTCAAACTGTCATAGTTTAGGCAATTTTCGGCAGGATATATAACTCCATTTTCATCTTTAACATAATACCACCCCTCTGGCAGTTCGCCTTTTTGCCATTGCTCGGTTAAATCTGTCATTATTCTTCGTCCTTTGAGGGGTATGTTTTTATATATTTTTCAACGCTGTCTTGGATGTCATCGATATAATTGACAGCGTTTGAAAGATCATCCTCAATATCTTGCAAATCTCTCCGTGCGGAACGCAACATTTCATAAATATCGTTTAGATCTTGTTGTCTTTGTGATAATGGAAGCGGAAGCAATGTCCTTAATTCTTCATTATCGCAAATCTCATAATATTCATCTTTGCGAGTGGCGTTTATTTTTTTAACCTGTTCTTTTGTAACATCAAGGCTGAATGGTGCCCATTCATAGCGCTTAGCCTTTTTGGTTGCTTTATCTCTCAAGATACAAAGCACGCAATCATCTTTTGTTAAATCTTCCCAATCAATCATTATTCTTCGTCCTTTCCCATTTTATATGCTTCTTTGGCAACGAGATTAACTAAATCATCTACCTGTTCTTTTGATAAATCAAAATCAAACTCTTCAGTATATCCATAAAGCTCTGCTCCCGGTGTCCATTCAAGCACAACATCTAAAGCACCGTTGTTTTTATCTGCATAAGTAAACTTGATATATTTTGTTTGTTTTTTTAATCCTTGTATGTCAATCATCTTTATTCTCCCTGATAAAGACAAGCTGCATCGTTTTTTTCGTCTGTGAAAGAATAGTCTTTCGGTTCAGCATACTTCTCGTCTATTTGTTTAATTTGTTCAATTTGTTCTTGTGTCAGGTTCATTGTTCTCTCCTATTTGAAAAGGTTTTCGTTTTTAGCAATAAAGTTCATTTGAAAATCTTTGACAGCCTGAAGCGTGTTATAAACATATTCCATCGTCTCAATCTGATAGTCGGCCTCTTGTTGTGTCATTTTGCCTTCTGATACCCAACGCGGATAAAAGTTCTTGCGCTTGTCAATTTCGCGTTTTACGCATTTCATTTGCTCGGTTAGTGTTGTCATGTTATATCCTTTATAAAAAAGAGGTGAGGGCGGCAGCTCGTTGAAATTTTGAAACTTATAAGGATGATACGCTGTCCCCCTCATGAGGTGGGGTGGATAACTGGGGAAACAAAATAATAGAAGGGAAATAAATTTTATGTTTTCCACCCCAAAAACTTATTTGATCCCGGTTGATCCAAAGCCGCCTGTTCCGCGTTCGGTGTCTGACAATGTTTCAACACGCATGATCTCAATCGGCTTGAATATCGGCGTGATCACAAGTTGTGCAATACGTTCTTGCGGTTCAATCTTGACTTCAAAAGGATTGTGATTGAACAGCACCACGGAGATCTCGCCACGGTATGAGCTGTCAATGGTGCCAAACTGAGCGACAAGGCCGCGTGAGGTATGACCGGAACGCGGACGGACCTGAAGCTCATAATCAAGCTTGAGTTTGCCAAAAACATAATCATCTTCGTTTTCTTTTGTGACAACGTATGGTTGATCTGTTGCAATCTCAACCGCAACGCCGGTGCCGATTTTGGCAAAGCTGCGGCCAGGAATTGTCAAAGGTTCTTTGATGTTGGCACGGATGTCAAAGCCGGAATCACCTTCACGGCTGACAAGAGGTAAAATATCTTCATTAGCATATTTAATTTTTAGTATCATTATCGGGTTTCCTTGCTAGTTTTTCTAAGATGGTTAAAAAGTTGAGACGGCCGATAAAAAGATAATTGCCGGCTGTGATATATTGAGTGCCTTTTTGGCGCTCATAAAAAAGATATGGATCTGTGATGATCGTGAGATCTTTATCACGTTTTGCTTCGATCTCTTTTGCAGCATCTTCATCATTGGTGAGATAGCCGACGTGCTCTGCACCGCAATAAAAGCGATACCATCCGGACGGAAGTTTGCCTTCACGATAGTCTTGTGTCATGATGTAACGGTCTGTTGAAAATAGTATTTTATTCATGTCTCAAGCTCCGTAAATGAGATCGGCAATGCCGGCCAAAGCTAAACCGATTGCACAAGCGCAGGCATAAAAAAGGATGACGGCAAAAAAGACAGCCTCGGCACCATGAAATTCGATTGCTTGATTGAAAAACATCATTTTGTTGTTTTGTCTCATGCGTTTTCTCCCGGTAAAATGATCTCTTTGATAATGCCCGGATGAACAGGCAGGCTGCACCATCGCCATTTGCCATCAACGAGCTCACGGAATTGGATGTTCCATCCGTCATCGCTCGCACGGATGCAAGCTTGAATTGAGTTGTCGTGTATTCTGGCACGGATGCAGGTGAATGGATGTAAGTTTTTAATGACGTTTGCGGCCTCTTCACACTCGGCCCATGTGTTTGTTTCCATGATTTATCTCCCATAAAATGTGTTAAACTGAAATTACGTTACACAAAAAATGTGTTAATGTCAACACAAAAAATGAGTAAACAAACAAAAAATTTTTAGGCAAAAGAAAAGCCCTTCAAAAACAAGGGCTTGAGGTGGTGGAAAAAATTTTTATCTAGGTCGAATTATCATTATCCGGCCTTGGTGGTGGTTTCAGCATTTGAGTTATTGCTCTTTGATTTTCGGAAAAGCTCAAGCATTGCTTTTTCATCATCTGTCAAGACCTCTTCAGGCTTTTCAAATTCTTCCGGTAATAGTCGCCACATATCAATTTTTAAGGCCTTGGCAACATTCGGGATCTTTTCAACAGGGATTTGATAGCCTTTTTCATAGCGATCAAGGTGCTGTTGAGAGATGCCGATCATCTCTGCGAGTTGCTTTTGGCTCAGGCCCATGGCGAGCCTTCTTTCTTTTATAATTTCAAAGCTCATTTTGATTTCCCTTCTTTCTTTTATTATACACAAAAAATGTTTATATGTAAAACACAAAATATGTGTTGACATTTAACACAAAATATGTGTAGGCTTAAACAAAAACGAATACGAGGTGTTAAATGAAATTAGCAAAATATATTGAAAAACAAGCTCTTACATTAAAACAAGCTGCTGATGAACTTGAATTGACTTATGAGGATGTCAGAAGGTATTGTGCCGGGATAGTTATTCCGAGGCAGGATAAAATGGCAAAGATCGTCAAGTGGAGCGGTGGCGAGGTGCAACCGAATGATTTTTATGAAGTAAAATAACAACAAACAAAAGGGAGAGTGTAAAATGGCAAAAATTGTAAAAGTTATTGCGAAACCTGCTGATCCGAAAGAGGTCAAAAAGCTTCAGAAGAAACTTAAAAAAACAAAAGAAAAGGTTGATCCGGAAGTTAAGGTTGTATTTTCGCATCCGGCTTATGAACATCTGAAGGTGTTAAATGCTGCTTTGATGGAGTATTTTGAAACAGGGCAAGTGTACATAAAAAGACTTGAAGATAATGTTGTTAAGCTCAAAAAGATGAATGAGGATCTTATTAAGGTGGCTGAGCGCAAAATGAATATCGCATGGACGGAGCGGTTGATTATTGCCTTTTTGTGGGCGGTAAGTGTTTTTATTGTTGGTTTTATGAAGTGAGAAAAAGATGTTTGACAAGGTAAAGAATATCTTTTGGTTGTGTGCGGCCTTATTTGCAGATTGGATTTGGCCGGATGATATTGAGGAAGAATAAATTTTTAACATTTTGGGAGATAAAAGATGAGTGAACAGATCGGAAAAGTTTTGGAGATTAAAGAGGATAAGGAAGAGCCGGTTTTGCCCTGCGTGGCGGAAAAGGACAAAGAGATTGGCGGCATTGCGGTTGATCGCTTGCGCTCGCTGATTGAGCGGATTGAGCGGCTTGAGGAAGAGAAAAAGGATTTGCAAGCGGACATCAGAGATATTTTTGCCGAGGCTAAATCGGCCGGTTTTGATGTGAAAATTATGCGGATGATCTTGAAGTTGCGTAAAATGAACGTTGCTGATCGTGACAATGAAGAGGTCATGTTAGAGACATACAAAAAAGCTTTGGATATGTGATAACCACCGCATAAGGAAAAATTTTTATGTATCGGAAAATTTGGACGATACCGGACCGAGTTTTTGATATTTTGGACAGCTATCCTGAAAAGATAGAGGTTGAAGTGATACGCCTGATTAGGGCATACCACCGCTTTTTTGACGAATATGGAACAGATAACGGCTTTGCGATGGATGGTGTATCAACCACCGCGCAGGCCGTTTTTTGGCGCGTGTACGATGAATTGCACGATGCTGACATGAAGTATGCGCAAAAGTGCGCTGTGCTATCTGAGAACGGAAAAAAAGGCGTTGAGGCCAGATCCAAGAAAAAGGAACGCAAGGAAGCAAAAAAGAAGTGGTATCGTGAGAACAGAGAAAAAGTTTCCAAACAGAGAAAAAACCACCGCCAAAAAGTGTCTAACAATTTTGATGCGTTGTCTAACACCTTGTCTAACAATGGTGCTCAAAGCCAAGCTGACAGCCAGTTACAAAAGACGCAAGCAAATGGTTATAGGCAGTATAGTTTAAATAATATACCTACATTACATTCCGGTATATTATTGGAAAGGGGGTTTGGGGGAAAACCAAGTTATGCACAAGGGGTTGTGGATAAGTGCACGCCAGACAATAACCGGACAAGCGGTTTGTCCTGCAGTAAGGCAGAGCATCCGGCGCGATCAACGCCTGATGCCAGTAAGGCAGTGAAGGGCAGTGTGGGGCAGTTGAGGCAGTATGAGCAGTTTGGCATCACGGACAGATGGCAGTCGGGCAGAGCGGCGGTGGAAGCAGACGTGGCAGTCAGTGCGCCTCGGATGCAATCCTCGGCGTGCTCGGCAAGGAAAGATGATGCGGCGAGCTCGGTTTGTTTACCTTCGGCACCGCATAGCCCGAGAGTTGGTGAAGTTTTGATCACCAAAAGCTTTGCAATTGATTTTGATGATCCGGTTTTTCAGCCGTATTTCAGGGCCGATAAGTTTTTGAGGCGTGCTTTGAATGAGTGGCTGATCAAAAACAAAATCGGTTGCTCGGTTGAAAAGAGATGGATTGCACAACAATTGGTTAAGTTTGCCAGACGGCAAGGAAAAGAAAAAGTTTTAATGGGGGTTGATGATGATGGACAATAATTTGAAAAGAATTGAGAATTGTATTCGCTTGGCTGCCGAAGTTGACAAAGCTTTGCCGCCTGTTTTCAAAGCTGATTATCGGTCACCTTTGGGTGCGATGATTAAGCCGGAATTGGATGTGATTGTTGAGCGCAATTTTTATGATGATCTGCCGACAACGGTGACCGGTGAGGATATAAAAATTTGGGAAAAGGTTTGCTTTGATTGGTTGCCGATGTTGCCAAAAGCAAATCAGTGCATCTTGTGGTGGCGGTGTTCCGGCATGGGGTGGAAGCGCATTGCCCGGAAGCTCAAAGAAAAAGGATATTTGGGCCAAGAGTTGCACCGGATCACCTTGTTTAGGTATTTTGTAAAGGGGTTAGAAAAAATAAATGATGCTCAACACCAAAAGTGAAACTGCAACACTTTGCAACACTTTGCAACATTTTGCAACAAATTAGGGTGTTACATTTTTTATTATTTTAAGCTATAAAATTTATAGACTTGAGAAAAGTTTGTTCATAGTTAATGATCTCCTTAATGTTAAAGTTTTTGATAAACAAAAGGCCTCGGTTTTAACAAAAATCGAGGCTTTTTTATTGAATATACAAGGTTTTCTTACTCGACATTAGAGGAAAAAATAAAACAAATTGCTCGAAGCCCTTTTAAAACAGAGGCTTTTGAGTGGTTATGTGATGAACGATAAAGGGCATAAAATGGCAAAAATTGATAGCAAAGTCTTGGCAAAATACGGATTTTTGGGCGGAAGGCCTAAAAGTTTTAAGAGTGCAAAAGAGATGAGGGCTAAAATGGCCGAGTTTTTGGAAGCTTGCGAGGTCAGAGTAAGGCAAGTTCCTGACAAAAACGAGGGATATAAAACTGTTTATGCACCGGCGCCGGTAACGTTAGAGGATTTTTGTTGCTTTGCCGGGATCACCAAAACGACATTTTATGACTATGCAAAAAAAGAAGAGTTTAAGAGCTTGTGTGATGGTTTTCGTCAGGCGGTGGAAGCCTATTGGGTGAGACAATGTGCTGAAGGAAACTCAGGAAACAAAGCTGATTTTATCTTGAAAAACGCTTTCTCAGGCGAGTGGAAGGATAATAAGGACGTTACGATCAACGCGGTTGAGGGTGTAACGTTTACGGTGGTCGATGCCAAGAGATCTGACAGTTAACATCGCAAGGCCTTTTCTGCCGCTTGTTGCGGAAAAGAAAAGAATTAAGTTTTTTCATGGTGGCCGCGGCGGTGGTAAGTCTTATGCTTTTGCCGATGCGCTTTTGACAAAGGGATTGAAAGAGCCTTTGTTTATTGCTTGCCTGCGTGAAGTGCAAGATACAATTAAGGATTCTGTACATAAATTATTGTCTGACCGGATTTCGCAGTGGAATTTGGAAGAATACGAGATCAAGGAAAGTGAGATTGTCAATCGCATTAACGGTACGCGATTTATTTTCAAAGGCTTGCGTGATCAGGATCCGCAAAAGATTAAGTCTTTGGAAGGTGTTGACATTGCATGGATTGAGGAAGCGCAAACAATTACGAAGAAAAGTTGGGATATTTTGGCACCGACTATTCGTAAGGACGGCTCTGAGATTTGGATCTCAATGAACCGGGAAGAGGAAAATGATCCGCTTTGGGTTGAATTGGCCGCGCATCCGGATGAGCGCACCTTGGTTGTGAAGGTGAATTACTATGATAATCCGTTTTGCCCGGAAGAATTGAAGCTGCAAGCCGCTGCCTCAAAAGCCAAAGACTTTGATGAGTATTTGCATATTTGGGAAGGTGAACCGGTCCAACAAGGCGATAAAAAATTGATCTCTGCGGTGGCTGTCAAAAGAGCCTATGAGACAAAGATCGATAATGAAAATAACTCGGCACCTTTGATTGTCGGTGTGGATCCGGCAAGATTTGGTGATGATAAAACCGCTTTTTGTTGGCGGCGCGGTCGTCAAGCTTATCAGCTCAAAACATATCGCAAGCAATCTACCGTTGATATTGCAAACCTTTTGACAGCGGTGATGCTCGAGGACAAGCCTGCAAGAGTGAATATCGATGCGGGGGGCCTTGGTGCCGGTGTGTATGATATTTTGGTTGATCGCGGTTATGAAAGAATTGTTAGAGCCGTTAACTTTGCGAGCCAAGCGCAAGACAAAGAAAAATATGGCAATCGCCGGGCTGAGATGTGGGCCAGAGTGAATGACTGGCTAAACGCCGAATTGCCGGTCAGTCTGATTGATGATGAGCAATTGCTTTTAACCGATCTGACGGCACCTGAAAAGAAGTATGACAAATTGAGCCGCCTTTTGTTGGAAGCAAAGGACGATATTAAGAAACGGATCGGCCGAAGCACCGACGTCGGTGATGCGTTGGCCTTAACATTTGCCGAAAACTTTTATCCGCAAAACCTGGTGTTTGATGTGGATTATACCGACGATCTGAGTGTCGATGACAATGTTTATTACGATTAATTGGAGAAAAGAAAATGAGTGGAATGTTTAGCAAACCGGAGACACCGGCTATTCAACAAGCTGCCGAAACGCCTGAAATTGTTGATACCTCTGACAAGGTTAGACAAGAGGAAAAAGGCAGAAGAAAACGCCGTGGTGTCGCAAGCCAGATTGTTTCCGGCCAAGATTTGAGCGGTGTTCAAACCACAAAAAAAACATTAGGGGCATAAATGGAAGAAAGAGTTAAATATCTTACAAAACGGCTTTCGACTTTGGAAGAAAAGCGCCGGCCTTTTGAGCCTTATTGGGACAAAGCGGCTGAACTTTGCGCTGTTAATTCCAAGATCTATGTCAAGCGTGAGGATGGCCGGATCATTCAAAAGACTTTTGATGGTACCGCTGTTAATGCGCTTAATACATTTACCGCAAGCATGAAGTCTATTTTGATCCCGACAAATACCAAGTGGAGCCGCTTGAAACCAAGCAATCCGAAAGCTGAGGAAAACGACACCACCAAAAGATATTTGGAATATGTCAATGATTTGCTTTTCAAGATGCGCTATGCACCGGACAGCCGGTTTACTTCTGAAAGCACAACGCAGATCCGCCAGATGGGAATTTACGGTCAGTCACCGTGGTTTGTGGATGATGTGCCGGGGCAAGGCATTAAATATCGTGCAATTGCCATGAATGAAATGTATTGCGATGTCAACCGGGAAAATGTGATTGATGTTGAATACCGCAAATATGAGCTGACTGCAAGACAAGCCGTGCAAGAGTTTGGATCAAGAGCAACCGCTAAAATGATTGAGGCGGCCGATAAAACACCGGATCGTGTGTTTAATTTTCTGCACGCGGTGGAACCAAGAGCTGATCGCAATACAAAAGCTAAGGATTATACATCTTTTGCTTTTGCAAGTTATCATGTCAATCTTGATGACAGCGAGCTTATTTATGAAAGCGGCTATCGCGTTAATCCTTATATGGTGCCGAGATATGAGATTTTGCCCGGATCGGTTTATGGCAATTCTCCGGCATTAAAAGCTTTGCCGGATATTTTGACAATTAATGAGATCGGTAAAACGGCTTTGCGATCCGCACAACTCTCGGCTAATCCGACGTTGTTTGTTTCAAGTGATATTCGAAACGCCTCAAGGATCGGTCAGCCCGGTGCCATTATTAAAGGCGGTTTGGATGCAAACGGTAAGCCTTTGGCCGCACCGTTGCAATATGGCAATAATTTGCAAATTACGCTCGAGATGCAGCAGGCGATCAGAGATATTATTGAAAAAGCCTTTTTGGTGCCGCTGTTCCAAAGTTTGACCGATGTCAAAAATGCGACAGCTTATGAAGTGCAAGAGCGTGTCCAGGAAAAAGCAATGTTGCTCGCGCCGACATCTGAGATGGTATCGGCCGAATGGTTGGTGCCGAATATTCGCCGTGAGTTGGATATTGCGGCCAGTTACGGATATTTGGATGATGTGCCGGACGAGCTGTTTTATGACGGAAGTATTGATATTGAATTTGAAAGTCCTGCCGTGCACATGCAGCAGGCAACATCAATCAACGGTTTGATGGAGTGGTTGTCAAACGTGATCGGCATGGCTCAGGCATCACCTTCGGTTTTGGATATTGTTGATTTTGATAAGGCGGCCAGAGCAATTGCCGATTATAAAGGCGTTTCAACCGAGATTATCCGCACACCGGAACAGGTTAAGGAACTTGGCGATATGCGTGCAAGCCAAGAGCAAGCTGCCGCATTATTGCAAGCTGCACAACCGGTAAGCCAAGCAGCGAAAAACTTTAGCGAGGCTCAA